GCACCCTGATGTAGTCACTGGTTGGAATGTCGAGCAATTCGATATTCCGTATCTTGCGAATCGTATCATCAAGGTTCTTGGTGAGGATGAAGCCAAGAAACTCTCGCCGTGGAATCGTATTAGTAAACGCGAAACGACGATGATGAATCGTCCAGTAGAGTTCTATGATATTTCTGGAGTTGCTATTTTAGATTACATTCAACTTTATCGCAAGTTTACTTATACACAGCAAGAATCGTATCGTCTTGATAGCATTGCTCATGTTGAGTTGGGTGAAAAGAAGTTAGATTATTCTGAGTTCGAAACTCTACATCAACTCTACAAACACGACTATCAGAAATTCATTGAGTATAACATCAAGGATGTCGAACTTGTTGAGAAACTCGAAGACAAGATGAAGTTGATTGAACTTGCGTTGACTCTTGCATATGATAACAAGGTCAACTATGATGATGTGTTCACGCAGGTTCGTATGTGGGACGCGATTATCTACAACTATCTTCTACGAAAGAAAATTGTGATTCCTCAACTTTCTCATAGCACAAAGAGTTCGCAATACGAAGGCGCATATGTAAAAGATCCCATTTGTGGTATGCACGAATGGGTTGCGTCGTTTGACTTGAACAGTCTGTATCCGCACTTGATCATGCAGTATAACATCTCAATGGAAACTTTTATTGAGCCGAAGTCATATACTGATAATATGCGCGGGTTTATCAGCAACTGTAATATTAATGTGGATAATCTACTCAATCAACAAGTTGATACGAGCATCCTAAAAGATCTTGGTGTTACCGTAACGCCGAATGGTCAGTTGTTTCGCATTCAAGAACAAGGTGTGCTTCCTGAGATTATGGATAGCATGTACAAAGACCGCAAACGATATAAGAAATTGGCACTTGAAGCCAAGAAAAAGATCGAAACTGTTCTTGAAGATAAGAATCAAGTGACATATCTCGAGAAACAAGTTGCTCGATATAATAATCTACAGTCGGCAAAGAAGGTTACTCTAAACTCTGCTTACGGTGCACTTGGTAATCAATACTTCCGCTTCTTTGATACTCGTATCGCCGAAGGCATTACAACGGCAGGTCAGTTGTCTATTCGTTGGATTGAAAAGAAGATTAATCAATACATGAATAATCTGCTCAAAACTGATGATGTAGATTATGTCATCGCTTCTGATACTGATTCAATCTATTTGAACATGGGTCCGCTGGTCAAGAAACTTTATCCTGATACTTCTGACACCCAGAAAGTCATCAAGTTTATGGATAAGGTTTGCGATGATAAAATCCAGCCGTTCATTGATGCGTCGTATGAAGAATTGAAAGAATATGTCAATGCGTTTCAACAGCGCATGGAAATGAAGCGCGAGTCTTTGGCTGACAAAGCAATCTGGGTTGCTAAGAAAAACTATATTCTCAATGTCTACAATAGCGAAGGTGTGGCGTATGCCAAACCGAAACTCAAGATGATGGGCATCTCGGCAATTCGTTCGTCTACTCCATCTGCTTGTCGCGCAAAGATTAAAGAGGCAATCAATATTGTCATAACACAAACTGAAGATGATTTGCATAAATTTATCGAAAAGTTTCGCAGTGAGTTTAAGCAACTCTCTGTTGAAGATATTGCATTCCCAAGATCCGTTAATGGTCTAAAAGAGTATGCTGATGCTGCGCACATCTTCAAGAAGGGAACACCGATTCATGTCAAGGGTGCGTTGGTGTACAATCATTTGTTGCGAGAAATGAATCTCACCAAACGATATCAGGAAATCAAGGAAGGCGAAAAGATCAAGTTTGTCTATCTAAAACAACCAAACATTTACAATAACAATACTCTTGCGTTCTTGTCTGGTATTCCCAAGCAGTTGGATGCTGAGCAATATATTGATTACGATCTTCAGTTCGAGAAATCATTTCTTGAACCGCTAGATATTATTCTTTCTTCGATTAATTGGAAATCTGAAAAGGTTGAATCGCTAGATAGTTTCTTCTCATGATTAGTATTGTAATGCCCACTTTATGGAAAGGCGAATTCTATAAAAAGATGCTCCCGATCTTGTCTGCTCATGAGTTGGTGGGCGAGATTATAATTATTGACAACAGTCCCGATAATGTCGATAAGGAAATTCTTTCACTCGAGAAGATTAAATATCTTCCTCAAAAAGAAAATATTTTTGTTAATCCTGCGTGGAATCTTGGTGTTGAAGTCTCATCATACGATCGCATTTGTTTATACAGTGATGATGTTCTATTTGATCCATCAGTTATCGATGCAGTTTATCCCTTCATGTCTGAAGATAAAGGAATAACTGGATTTGCTTATGAGTCTATATCTGAGAATCATCAATCGCTATTCAGGGCTGACTGGGAAATACCTCAAATTGTTCCTACATGGACTTTCCATTATAGATTTGGCATCTGTATGTTTATGCATAAAAATAGTTTTCATAAAATTTCAAATGACTATAAAATCTTTTATGGCGACACACACCAGTTTGATGTAAATTCATCGTTGAATCGGCAAAACTATAGAATTGAAAACTATGCATGCATGACAAAAATGAAGAGTTCGTCACGCAACTTCAACTCTATCACTGAAGAGGATAGTAGAAAATATAAAGAAAACAATCCAAGCATGAGTTTAATGGAAGAGACAGTAAGGAGGTTGTTATGATTTCTGTAATAGTTCCAACAATGTGGCGTGCACCGCACTATAAAAAGATGCTGCCTTTATTGGACAAGCACCCTTTGGTTGGAGAGATTATTGTCATTGACAATGATACATCACAAACTGATCAAAGCATTTTCGATCTAAAGAAGATCGTTTATCTTCCGCAAAAAGAAAACATCTATGTCAATCCTGCGTGGAATCTTGGCGTGAGTGTTTCCAAATATGACAAGTTGTGCATTCTAAATGACGATTGTCTCATCAATCCAAGTTGTTTGACTCAGATTATCTGGAAGATCTCTCCAGATAAAGGAATATTTGGCTTCTCTGAATTAAGTTATTGTGGTTATTCTTTTGAAACATTCGATCAGCTGTGTTCTATGGGTTTCGGTTCTTCCGTAGAATTCGAGGAAGTAGATGTAAGAAATAACAAAAAGTATTCTGGATTGCCGCATTTCTCTTATGGGAGCGCAATGTTTCTTCATAAACAAAGTTACTATACAATTCCAGAAAAATTTAAAATTTATTTCGGCGACTTGTTTATTTTCTTGATGAATTTAAAACATAAGAAAATTAATTATACAATTGAAGAAGGTTTGGTTTGCACCAACATGTCATCAACATCCAGCAGCAAAAATCCTCAGATAGAGTCTCAATTAGAGTATGAGGTAACGATATCCTTCTCAGAGAAAGATCTTTTATGATGTGTTTGTAAGATATGAGTTGACCAAGATCTTGCTCTATTCCGAATAAAAGGTTGCTAAATCGAAAGAAATAGGGTATAATAGTAATACAAAGAGCATCTACAAATTGATGATGCGCGAAGATTTTAAAATTTCTCATACTGATAAGGTGAACAAAAATGAGTCTACTCGAAAAGTTAAAGAAAAATACAACGATTAAAGATACTGCTATTCTTGCAAAGTCTAAGTTCTTTGCTGCCAAGGATATGATACAAACTAAGATTCCTGTGGTGAATGTCGCATTCTCTGGCGATCTTGATGGTGGCTTCACTCCTGGACTTACGATGTGGGCTGGTCCATCGAAGCACTTCAAGACTGCATTCAGTCTCTTGATGGCAAAGGCGTATCAAGATAAGTATCCTGAATCTATTGTTCTATTCTATGATTCAGAGTTCGGTACGCCACAAAACTATTTCACTTCATTTGGTATTGACACTGATCGTGTTATTCACACTCCAGTTACAGATGTTGAGCAATTGAAGTTTGACATCATGAATCAATTAAGCAACATTGAGCGTGGTGAGAAAGTAATGATTGTCATTGACTCGATTGGCAACTTGGCTTCGAAGAAAGAAGTTGAAGATGCTCTTGATCAAAAGTCTGTTGGTGACATGACTCGCGCAAAGCAGATTAAGTCTTTGTTCCGTATGGTCACACCACACCTTACTCTGAAGGATATCCCAATGGTTGTGGTCAATCACACATATATGGAAATTGGTATGTTTCCGAAGGCAATCGTCGGTGGCGGTACAGGTTCTTACTATTCGGCTGATAACATTTACATCCTTGGTCGTCAGCAGGAAAAGGATGGAACTGAGTTGATTGGTTATAATTTTATTATCAATGTTGAAAAATCGCGTTATGTTCGCGAAAAAGCCAAGATCCCAGTTACTGTTAGGTTTGATGGCGGTATTAGCAAGTATAGTGGTCTACTTGAAATGGCTCTTGAATCTGGTCATGTAACCAAGCCCAATGTTGGTTGGTACGCCAAAGTTGATACTAAAACTGGTGAGGTTGAATCAAAGAAGTGGCGCATTGCTGATACAGAATCACCTGAATTCTGGGATAGTATTCTATCTAACAATTCATTTAAAGAGTGGATTCGTAAAAATTATCAATTCAGTTCTGTTGTTGCTGGTAGTCTATCATCTGATGTAGAAGAGTCTGAGGATGATTAAAAATCTAATTGCTAAACTTGAATTTTGGTATGTCAAGAAATTTTTCAAAGTTGAGAAGCAATACACTTTCTTCGTGGATCTTAATGGTCCACCTGGAAGTTTTGCGGTCAAATTTTTGGAAAAATATGATGCCGTAATCGTCGAGTTTACTGATGTGAAAGTTGGCGATGATGGTTTGATGACGTTTGATTATGATATCGTCTCGAATGTAAACAACATAGACACCAAGAGCAAATCGTTTCAGCGATTTACTTCTAATGTGATGCGTAGTATACTTATGAGTGCAATTGATAATGCGATGAAGGAATTAAATGAAAACGGAAACATTGATCTTGTCGAATCTGATGCAGAACGAGTCTTTCATGAGGAAGACGCTGCCATTTCTGAAGAAAGAGTACCTGACCGAAAGCCACGAAAGAAAGGTATTCGAAGAAATAAAAGACTTCATTCTGAAGTACAACAGTCTACCACCGAAAGCAGCACTGGAGATTAGTCTAAAAGAATCAACCAAACTCACTGAGATTGAGTTAAATAAGTCACTCGAACTCCTAAAGGAAATCTCGAATGACAAGTCAGAACAAAAACTCGAATGGCTCCTTGACACTACAGAAAAGTTTTGCCAAGAAAAAGCAATCTATAATGCTATCATGGACAGCATTCAGATCCTTGATGGCAAAGATCAGGCGAGGGGCAAAGGAAGCATTCCTACTCTTTTGTCTGATGCTCTGGGGGTTAGTTTCGATCCTCATATTGGTCACGACTTTTTGGATAATTACGCTGATCGGTATGATTTCTATCATCGTATCGAGAAAAGAATCCCCTTCGATCTTGAGTATTTCAACAAGATCACTAAAGGAGGATTGCCGCAAAAGACCCTTAACATTGCTCTTGCAGGTACTGGCGTCGGCAAGTCTCTGTTTATGTGCCATGTGGCTGCTGGTTGCTTGGTTCAAAACTACAATGTTCTATACATTACTCTAGAAATGGCTGAAGAGAAGATCGCTGAAAGAATCGACGCTAATCTCCTCAATGTTTCTCTTGACGATCTCATGAACATGCCGAAAGACATGTATGAGAAGCGAATGGGTAAACTCAGGGGTTCTGTCAAAGGCAAGTTAATTATTAAAG